GACAAGGCAAGCGACGGCACTAACCCATCGTACACAACCCTGCCTAGCAGCGCCCGTACTGATGGAACCGTTCGCACTTTCACTGAGACCATTCTCAAGAATGTGATTCAGCAAGTGTGGACTGCTGGCGGCGCTCCTAAGATCCTGATGACCGGCCCTGTTAACAAGCAGCGCGTCAGCGGTTTCTCTGGTATCGCATCCAGCCGTTTCAACATCAATGGCGGTGAGAAGCCTGCGACCTTGATCGGCGCGGTTGATCTTTACGTCAGCGATTTTGGAACCGTGGCTGTTATCGCCAACCGTTTCCAGCGTGAGCGTGATGCATGGGTACTCGATCCTGAGTACGCCAAGATGACTGTGCTGCGTCCTTACCAGCAAATTGAACTCGCTAAGACCGGCGACGCTGAGAAGCGTATGTTGCTGGTGGAGTGGGGTCACAAGGTGCTGGCTGAGAACGCCCACGGCCTGGCTGCTGACCTGATTACTTCGTAATCAACTTGAAGGGATCAGGGAAACCTGGTCCCTTTTTTAACGCATGAACAATCAAGTATTTGACGAGAACAAAGAAGCGGGTATCACCCGCTTTTGGCATTACAACGATGAAACTGGCCAGGCAACAATTCAGACTCAGCAGGATGTCACAGCAGTTGTTGAAGCAAACAAGGCAGATTTCAACCGAGTAGATGAGCGTGCAAACTGGAGTGGAGAGTGGCATCACGTTGCCAGCATTCCAGAGGGCGTCTACTACAAACTCAAGGCCGAGGGCAAGCTGGAAGACCAGGCGTACATGAAACGCTGGCTCAATGACCCCGACAACAGATTTTTCAGAACGAGACCTGGACAAGTATGAATAACTACATTGCAGTCTGCACCCCAGCCCGTGACATGGTTCACGCTAATTTCACCTACTGCCTGGTGAATATGGTTTGCTACCACACGCTGAACACGACAGATGCAGTGTCTCTCAAGATCATGCAGGGTACTCTGATCCAAAATCAGCGTGCTGACCTGGCGCTGGATGCGATGCGTGAAGGCTGCACGCATATCCTGTTTATCGACTCAGATATGACGTTCCCGCAGGACATGGTCGAGCGCCTAATCAAGCACGACCTGGACATCGTGGCGACCAACTGCGCACGCCGACGCATACCTACCGGACCGACTGCCCAGAAGTATGGCCCTGATGGAGAGCGCGAACTGGTCTACACCATGCCAGAGTCAACCGGCATTGAGGAAGTCGGCAGCATCGGAATGGGCGTGATGCTCATCAAGCGCAACGTCTTTGAGAAGCTGACAGAACCCTGGTTCGAGACTCCCTGGCGTACCGACAAGCGCGGCTATATCGGAGAGGACATCTTCTTCTGCCGAAAGGCGCAGGACGCAGGGTATAAAATCTACATAGACCACGACGTGAGTAAAGAGATCGGCCATATCGGGACGTTTGAGTTCAAGCACGATCACACCTGGATGATGCGCGACATCGAGAAGGAAAAGGCAGAGCATGGCACTTAGCACCTACGCTGAACTGAAAGCCTCGGTGGCCGATTGGCTCAACCGTAGCGATCTCACGTCTGCCATTACCGACTTTGTTTCTCTCGCTGAGTCCCAGATGGAGCGCGATCTGCGCACCAGGCAGATGATTGTCAGGGCTAACGCCACCGTCAACACCGAGTACAGCGCACTGCCTGATGACTACCTAGAGGCTAAATCGTTCAAGCTGACCGGAACAAACCCCATCACTCCCCTGGTATTCCAAAGCATCAACGCGCTGGATGACTTGCAAGTCAGCTATAGCGCCAGCGGCCAGCCGAAGTATTTTTGCGTGATTGGTGGACAGATCCGCGTCCTACCGACGCCAGACACTTCCTACGTTTCTGAGTTGATCTACTACGCGAAACTCACCAAGCTGTCCACGTCGAACACGACCAACTGGCTGCTGACCATGTCTCCCGACGTTTACCTTTATGGTTCGCTGCTCCAGGCCGCGCCGTACCTACAAGATGATGCGAGAATCCAGGTATGGGCTGGGTTGTATCAGAAGGGCATCGACGCACTCAACCTGGCTGATGAGCGCGGCTCCATGACGGGCGGCGCTTTGATGGCAAGAGCAAGGACATTCGGATGATAGTTACCACGACAAAGGGTGAGATGGATGACTCGCTGCTGGAAAAGCGTGAGGGATCTGATGAGACCGACAACGAAACAATTTCGTTCATCGAGTACTGGTTAAATGGTGAAATGGTGCATCGGTCTGTCCATGTTGTGCTGAAGCGCAATGTGTTCAGCGAGGGCATAACTCAAATGATTGGATAAGACATGGCAAACACGCAGGCAATGTGTACATCGTTCAAGGTTGACTTGCTCAACGCCGTACACGCATTTAACGGGACCGGAGTGCCTGCGCACACTGCATCCACCGCCGACACGTTCAAGGCGGCTATATTTACTACAGCAGGCAGCCTGGGAGCCTCCACGACGGCCTACAGCGCCACCAATGAGGTGTCTGGAACTGGCTATACCGCCGGTGGCGTAACGGTCACCTTTGGCACTGCACCATCATCGACAAGCACCACGGCGTTCATCACGCCCAGCGCGTCCATTACTTTCAGCAGCGTTACGCTGGCTACAGCGTTTGACGCGGTCCTAATCTACAACTCAACTCAGAGCAACAAGGCGGTTAGCGTCCACACATTTGGATCGCAGACTGTAACTGCCGGTACGTTCACTCTGACCATGCCGACCAACGACTCCAGCACCGGCCTGATCCGGCTGGCGTAACGAAGGAGCAGCGCCGTGGCTGCGTATGGTACAGGCTACTACGGCAAAGGAGCCTATGGAATAGGCAATGTTGTCATCTCTGGCAATGCCTCTACGCTTGCCATCGGGACGCTACTTGCCAGTAGATCTATCCAGGAAGATGGGACGATTGGAACCGGCAATGTCGGCACTGTAGGCATAACGTACTCAGTCGCCATCACAGGCAATGCATCCACAGCATCAATAGGAACTGTCAGAGCAGCACCAATTGCCAGCGGCAATAGCAGCACTGGCGCTGTAGGAACTATGACCGGCGAGGTCATATCGTTCCAGGCCGTGACCGGAGTCAGCGGAACGGGATCAGTTGGAACTGTAAAAAATGTCACATCCATTGCGATAATAGGTAACAGTGCAACCGTTTCAGTTGGGACAATCTTGGGATTCGGGTGGGGCGCGATAGCGAACACGTCCGAGACTTGGACGCCGGTATCTGACACAAGTGAAACATGGACAGATATCTCCGATAATTCAACAACGTGGCAAGTGGCCGCATAGAGGTAAATCATGGCAGATACGACAACGACCAACCTACTCCTTACCAAACCAGAGGTAGGAGCAAGCACCGACACCTGGGGGACAAAGATCAATTCCGATCTAGACTCAGTGGACGCGGTATTTGCTGCTGCTGGAACCGGAACCAGCGTAGGTCTCAATATCGGTTCTGGGAAAGTGCTAAAACTTAATGGAGGCCAACTCCAAAATAGTTCCGGAAATCAAATATTGAAGGAAACCGGTTCAATTTTGCAAGTAGTGAGTACAACCAAAACAGACACTTTTTCTACTGGTTCATCGTCATTTGTAGATATTACGGGATTATCAGTTTCTATAACTCCCATATCTTCCTCTAATAAAATATTAGTAATAGTAAGTGTAACGGGGCAAGGTCAAGCTGGGACAAGTATTGCTACGTTTAGATTAGTTCGGGATTCAACGGTTATTGATGCAGGCGCGGCTGCTGGTTCCCGTTCTTTAGGATTTGCCGCAGCACTTCCTCCTGATGATAATACTTCAATAACCCAAGGAACAAATTTTTTAGATTCCCCATCTAGCACTAGTTCTGTCACATATAAAGTTCAAGTTAGGAGTAATGGAACGGCTTATGTCAATCGAACAACCTCCGATTCGGATCTCGCAAATATACTTAGAACAGCATCAACAATCACAGTCATGGAGATTGCAGCATGAACCACAATGCAATATATGCCATTTATCCGCAAGTTGTCACTATTGATGACACCGCTGGTGCAATGGACAAAGACGGCAACAAGGTAGAGATTGACCTTACCGTAGTTAATGCTTGGGTAGACCCTAACGCATACAAGCGTCAACGCGCTGCCGAGTACCCTTCCATTCCAGACCAGCTTGACTTGCTGTACCACGGCGGTATGGATGCATGGAAGACCGCCATCCAAGCCGTCAAAGACAAGTACCCGAAAGGCTAATCATGGAATTCCAGCCATTATTCAATTTCGTTGGTGGAGCGATACTGGTCGCTGTTGGCTGGTGGTGCAAGGAAATATGGAATTCTGTGAAGTCTCTAAAAGAAGATATCCAGGCAATTGAGGTTGACTTGCCAAAGAACTACGTTACCAAGAAAGACATTGAGAACCGGTTCGACAGGATCGACGCAACCCTAGAGCGATTATTTGACCGGCTTGATGCCAAGGTTGACAAGTGATTTCTTTGCTTGCATCAGCGGAAAGCCCGTGGCCTGGCACTGAGACAAAGACGGTTTTGGTTTGTCGTATCCCTAAGAAAGATGAGGACAAGAAGATGGGCGCTAACGAATTCACCGACAAAGATGGACGCATCTGCCGCTGGGTGGTTGTGAACAAGAAATGATTGATCCATTCACGGCATTTGCTATTGCCCAGGGCGCGGTGTCAGGCATAAAAAAGCAGTAGCCCTTGGTAAAGATATACACGGCCTCTACAAAGAATTCAGCAGTTTCTATCAAGCGGCAGACACGGTACACCTAGCAAGCAGCAAGGCCAGGATTGCAAGCATAGGAAAGACGAATGCACAGATCAGTTCTGAGGCTCTCCAGATCGCACTGGCGTCAAAGGCACTGAGAGAGCATGA